ACTGATGAAGAGCCTAAACAGCTTGGTGGTACAACTAATAATCTATATTTAACGACATCTGATTTGCAGAAAATGATGGCAAATACAGATGGTAAAATTATTGATGTGACGCCAGAAAAAGATTAATTATGTCAGATTCCTATTTAGGAAACCCAAATGTCAAAAGAGATGGTGTACTTCAAGTATGGTCTCCTGACATTTTAAAAGAATATAAGAAGTGTATGGATGACCCCATATTCTTTGCTGAAAATTATGTTAAGGTAATTTCTCTTGATGATGGTCTAGTTCCGTTTAAGTTATATCCATATCAAAAAGATATGTTTAGCCATTTCAATGATAATAGGTTTAGTATTGTTCTCGCATGTCGTCAATCTGGTAAATCGATCTCAGCATGTGCGTACCTATTATGGTTTGCGCTTTTTCATCCCGAAAAGACTGTTGCAATTCTCGCTAATAAAGGCGCTACGGCTAGAGAGATGTTGTCTCGCATCACTCTCATGCTTGAGAATATTCCGTTCTTTTTACAACCGGGGTCAAAAGCTCTCAATAAAGGCTCTTTGGAATTCAGTAATAATTCGAGGATCCTTGCGGCTGCAACAAGTGGTAGCTCTATTCGTGGTATGTCAGTTAATCTTCTATACTTGGATGAGTTTGCTTTCGTAGAACGTGCATCAGAATTTTACACTTCAACTTATCCTGTTGTATCTGCTGGTAGAGAGACAAAGGTTATTATCACTTCTACTGCTAATGGTATCGGTAATCAGTTTCATAAAATTTGGGAAGGTGCAGTCCAGAAAATTAACGAGTTTGTTTCTTTTCGGGTTGATTGGTTTGATGTTCCTAATAGAGACGATGAGTGGAAAGCTCAAACAATTTCAAATACAAGTCAATTACAGTTCGATCAAGAATTTGGGAATACATTTTTTGGTACCGGAGACACGCTTATAAGCGCGGATTGTTTGTTGTCATTAAGAGCAGAACAGTATATAGACCTGTTAGAAGATACTACTTTGAGGGTTTATAAAGAACCTATCGAAAAGCATGATTACGTTATGTGTGTAGATGTAAGCAAGGGAAGAGGTCAGGACTATTCTACTTTTAACTTAATCGACATTAGCGTTCGGCCTTTTGAGCAGGTAGCTGTTTATCGGAACAACACTATCTCGCCATTACTCTTCCCTAATATTATATATAAGTATGCCAATTCTTACAATCAAGCTTATGTTGTAATAGAATCAAATGACCAAGGTACGGTAGTTTGTAATGGTTTATACCACGATTTAGAATATGAAAACGTTCACGTAGAATCTGCAGTGAAAGCGAATGCTATTGGAATTGAAATGACAAGAAAATCTAAGAGATTAGGCTGTTCAGCTATTAAAGATATCTTAGAACATCATAAGATTAAAATTGTAGATGACCAGACTATATTAGAAATTTCTACATTTGAAGCCAGGGGTCAATCATTTGAAGCGTCTGATGGTAACCATGATGACTTGATGATGAACTTAGTCATGTTCGGTTATTTTGTGTCTGGTTCACATTTTATGAATATGACAGACATTAATCTCAAAGAAATGCTATTCAAACAACGAATGGAAGAAATAGAAAATGATGTGTTACCGTTTGGTTTCATAGATGATGGAACTGACCATATAGAAGTTTTAGAAGATAAAGAAAAAGACCATTGGCAAATACAAGAGTTTGATCCTCATATGTCTGCAGAAGACGGAAGATACGACAGAGATTATTAAAATTATAAATAATAGCATAATTGATGAAAACAACCGTATTATGTAAACATATCATTTAAAGGAAGAAACCAAATGGCACTAGGTACACCGTCAGAAAGTCCTGCGGTTGTTGTCAAAGAGATAGATCTGACAGGCGGCGTTCCAAACGTCCAGTCAACTACAGGCGCAATCGTTGGTAATTTTCGTTGGGGACCTGTTGAACAAAGAGTGAAGGTAGACAATGAGGCAACTCTTGTTGATACTTTCGGTTCACCAGACTCAGCTTCAACTGTCGATTTCCATTCAGCACAATACTTCTTGCGTTACTCGGGTAGCCTGCAAGTCGTACGGGAAGCGACAACATCAGCAAAGAATGCTCGTTCAACAATTGGTCAAACCGCAGTAGATAGTGATGGTTCACTACCTATTGAGTTTATCAAGAATGAAGCAGATTTCGATGCTCAACAATCGGCACTCGATTCAGATTCACATACTTTCGTTGCAAAATATCCAGGCGAATTGGGCAACTCACTGAAAGTATCGATATGTCCTTCAGATAACACGCAATTTGCGGCTTGGACATACGCAAACAGCTTTGACAAAGCACCAGACACTTCAAACTACGCATCTAATAGAAATGCAGTAGATGATGAAGTTCATGTAGTAGTAGTCGATCACCAGGGTAAGTTTACTGGTACTAAAGGTACAGTCTTAGAAACTTATCCATTCTTGTCAGTTGCATCTGATGCAAAGAACACAGATGGTACAACTAACTATGCTCTTAATGTTATTAATGAGCGTTCAGACTACGTAGCTCTTGTCGGCTGGGACTCAGACTATCAAGCGGCAGGTGCAGGATCACAAGTAGACAGCGGAGATGATTTCTCACTGATAACTCCTGCAATTGTAGAACATGACTTAGAAAAAGGTGCAAACTCTCAAGCACTAGGAACATCAGAGTTTCTTTCTGGTTACGATCTTTTCGAAGATGTAGACCAGGTAGAAGTGGATTTCTTAATTGCGCCTAGCATGAACTCTTCAACTGATCAGGTTACTGTTGTTAACGATCTCGTTTCAACTGCACAATCTCTTCGTAAAGATTGTGTCGTGAATGCATCACCAGCAAGAACCGATGTAGTAAATCTAACAAATGGTGCAACCATCACAGATAACATTGTGTTAACTGCGAATTTGTTTACTAATTCATCCTACCTTATCGCAGATAATAACTTCTTAAAAGTCTATGATAAGTATAATGATCAGTACATTCACATTCCAGCCGCATCATCAACTGCTGGTATTTGTGCCGCAACTGACCTTAACCGCGCACCATGGTTTTCACCAGCTGGTTCACGTAGAGGACAGTATCTTGGAATTACAGGCTTAGCTTGGACTCCAAATAAATCACAAAGAGATTCTCTCTATAAAGTTGATGTTAATCCAGTTGCTAATATTCCTGGACAAGGTACACTTCTTTACGGTGACAAGACAATGCTTGGTAGACCATCAGCATTTGATCGCGTCAATGTCCGTAGATTGTTCCTCGTACTTGAAAGAGCTATCGGAAGAGCCGCAAGACAGGTTATGTTCGAATTCAATGATGAGTTTACTCGTGCAGAATTCGTTAACATTGTTGAGCCTGTTCTTAGAGAAGTACAAGGTCGGCGTGGAATCACAGACTTTAGGGTCGTATGTGACGAAACAAATAACCCTGGACAAGTTGTTGATCGTAATGAATTCATAGCAAACATCTTCATCAAACCAGCACGTTCTATTAACTATGTTACACTAAACTTTGTAGCAGTTAGAACAGGTGTTGACTTTGAAGAAGTTGTTGGCACAGTTTAGGGGGTAAGATAAAATGGCTGTACTCGGCGTAGATGACTTTAAGTCAAAACTGAGAGGCGGTGGCGCTCGTCCTAACCTCTTTAAAGTGACCATTAACTTCCCAGGCTTTGCAAACGGCGATGCTGAACTTACATCATTCTTGGTGGAAGCGGCATCATTGCCTGGATCAACATTCGGTACCATTGCTGTACCATTTAGAGGTCGTATCCTCAAAATGGCAGGAGATAGAACATTCGCAGAATGGAATACAACTATTATCAATGACACCGACTTTAATGTTCGTGACGCTATTGAGCGTTGGATGAACGGTATTAATGCTCATTCGCAAAATACTGGTCTAACAACACCAATTGCTTACGAAGCAGATTTAAAGGTTGACCAGCTTGACCGTGACGGATCAACTCTTAAGACATACACCTTCCGTGGTGCATATCCTCAAGATTTGTCTGAAA